GTAGATGGCGGGGATGTCATCCTTGTACAATCAAGCATGATTCCGTTAGGAGCCGGATCTGATATCGATGATCAGATTGACGAGGAAGAAGAGGAGGACGAGGAAAAGCTGATACAGGATCTGATCGATCAGGGATATGAGGAGGACGAGATCGATCAGATACTTGGTTATTTTGATCCGGAAGAAAAGGGAGTTGATCCGACCGATTTGAAACCATTTCCAAATGAGTTTTCTTGTCGATTAAATTCGCCGGAGAAATACGATAAGTTTGCGCGCGTTAATTGTTTTCAGCGGTCTGGTAAAAAATGCATTGATTATATCTTTGGAATCAAAGGGACTAAGTCTGAAGTTCAGGCATTGCGATATAAGAAAAAGATTTGGAGCAAATCAGCGGCAAAAACTCATTGCAAAGATCATGGAGGATCTTTTGAATAGAAGTCGAAAATGCGTTTGAGGCGGCGAGTGGATGATCAACATTACCAACACAAGGGCAAAGCGATTATGGCAACAGGAGTTTGAAAGACAAATGGTTGTTTTGGAAAATATCTTTGCCAGAGAACTGAGACCGGTCCTTGGTCGACAATATATGAATGCGGCAACTCTTGTTCAGCAAGGGGTGCTCGATGCGGTGGATCATTCTGTCGATCTGGAGAGGGCTCGCTTAGCGAAGATATTTGGGCGACATTATAAACGGGTAGCCACTACGTTTGGAAATAAGACTTATTCGATTATGGAGGATGTCAAGAGCCTTGTCGCCTATGAATCCAAGGGTCCGAAAGATGAGTTTTGGAAGTCCATAAATGCATGGACTTCATCCCAGACTGCGCAAAAGGTCAGGCGCGTCCAAAAGACGACTAAAGAGAATATCGCCAGGGTGATTCAAAAAGGGATGGGCGAAGGGGAGGATCATCGGGGCATCGCCAAAAGAGTCAGGAAACAGAGCAAGGCGGTCAATCCCCATAGGGCCAGGACGATTGCCTTGACGGAAACTCATTCTGCCGCGGTTAAAAGCATGGATACTGCGATTGCCAGCACTCGGATTGAAATGGAAAGGGAATGGGTATCCGCAAAAGATGATCGGACAAGATCCAGAGCGAGAAAGGATAAATTTGAACATTATCTAAAGTTTCCTGCGGGACCCGATGGAGAGAAGACATCTCAAGATGGTCAATTCATCAAGACAGGACAGGCACTTTCATTCCCTGGCGATCCTAAAGGATCTGCGGGAAATGTTGTGCGCTGCCGTTGCGTGTTGCTCTACCATACGGTCAAGCGAACAGATAAATTAAAGCCACATGTTCCGACAATCGATTTAACAGATCCATCCGAATGGATTCAGGTTAAGAATCTCAAAGATGGACAAAAGCAAATGAAACAGCGATTTAAAATACATAAAACAACTTTTAAGGGATATAGAAAAGAAAAAAGTTCGATTGATGGAATGAACAAGATCGGCCGGCATATTGCGGATACTGTCAAGCGTAATCCTGGATTTGGAGAGATAATAAGAAAATCTCGAAAACTGGATTCTCTTACGATTTTTAATGAGAAAAATTTGGAAAGACTGGCGGGCAAACCGATGGGCGCATGGGGAAGATATTGGGGAGGGGTTGCTCAGCCTGGGCGAATTGAGTTGGCGGGCCACCATCATAGCGTTAGTTTGCTTTCATCTCGGGCGACAGGCAATAGTCTTTTGGGGGGTCACTCAACTTCATCTGCGTTTAATGATCCGTTAGTATCATTAATGCATGAGTTAGCTCATCATTATAGAACGTCCGGGAAGCCAATATCAAGAAAAGCCTGGGATGTTTTTTTTAATAAGAAAGGGGCTTCCTGGTTTCGAAAAAATGTGACTAAATATTCTGGGACAAGTTCTTCGGAGGCCTTTTCTGAGGTTATGGCTTCTTTATTATCTCCGAATTATGGACAACCTGGAAATCGACTTCCAAAGGAACTCGAAAGATTATTAGTTGATAAACTAAAAGGAAAATAAAATGCTCGCAGAACCCGGATGTTTTCAGAGAAAATGCAAGCACTATATCGGGATATCCCAACCCGATGGAACCGAATTATCAGAGCGAAATGTTTGCAAGGCGTTTCCCGAAATGATCCCTGACGAAATTGCTTATGGGGACAATCTCCATTTAAAGCCTTTGTCGGATCAGGGTAATGATATCGTTTTTGAAAAAGAATAAATAGGAAGGAGGATAGGATCATGGCAATAAAAGAACCGTATTTGGATATTCCATTTGAGGTCAAGGCCGAGGATATCAAAAAGGATGGAACATTCAAGGGCTGGGGATCGCTATTTAATCGCTCCCCGGATGCTCATCGAGACCTTGTCAGCCGAGGGGCTTTTACCGAGACCTTGGCAAAGGGCGGTCGCAATCGTACGGGGGTTGCCATGCTCTGGCAACATCGATCTGATAAGATCCCAGGCGTCTGGAAATCGCTGATGGAGAATAAAAAGGGATTGGCGGCTGAGGGGAAATTGGCTCTTGCGACTCAATTGGGAAATGATGTTTATGAGATCATGAAACTGGGCGCAGAGCTGGGGACTTTTAAACTGGGATTATCAATCGGATATGACGCCCTTGAATTTGAGGTGGATAAAAAGAAAAAGATTCGTGATCTGAAAAAGGTCGATCTGTGGGAGCTGAGCATTGTCACTTTTCCGGCAAAACTTGGAGCCACAGTCACGTCCGTGAAACAGATAAAGGGAGCAAAGACCGAGCGAGAACTGGAGAGGATTCTACGGGAGGTGGAAGGTCTATCAGAATGCTCGGCAAAGCTCCTTGTCAAGATGTGCAAGCCATCCCTGCGGGAGGCTGGGAGGGACGATGCGCTGTTACATGATGATGTGTTATCCGGCATATTGGATGGGCTCAAGGAGACCAATCAGGATCTTGAGGCCTTTCAAAAGAATAATCAGATAGCATCATCGATCAAAGGTATTTTAACTTAACTTGGATTATTAAAAAGGAGGTTGTAATCATGGCAGATGAAAATACCCAGACTCCCGAGCCTAAAGTTGTAAAGCAGGTTAAGGAAGAGATCGCCGCATTTGGCGAAAATATCAAAGGCAATTACGATGAGCTTCGCAAAGCCCATGAGGCATTGAAGCTGGTGGTCGATCAGACCGAAGGGAAATTTGATACCCTGGTCGAAGGTAAGATCGTCAAGCTGGGCGAAGACATCACAACGCGGCAGGCTGATCTGGATGCCAAAATGGCGATCAGGGCTGAAGAGGAAAAGAAGCTCACCGAGCGGATGGACTCGATCGAGGTCGCCCTGAAAAGGACCCCGAATGCTGTCAGCGTAAAGCAGATCGAGGAAGCGGCAAAGATGGAGTCCGAGGCGGCGATGTTTGCGATCAATGCCGCAGTCGTATCCGGTCAAAAGCAGGTCACTTGGGAACATGCCAAAAAGCTGACCGAGTCTTTTAATATCGATGAGTATAAAGCCTATACATCGGCGTTCACTGATTTTCTGCGGACAAATTCCAATACGTGGAATTCCAGGGCCGATCAGATCAAGGCCCTTTCGATCGGGATCGATCCCGATGGCGGATATACCGTTACCCCCGTTATGAGCAATCGGATTGTTACCCGATTATTTGAAGCCGATCCGATCCGTCAGCTGGCATCTGTTGAAACCATTTCCACGGATGCTATCGAATGGCTGGTTGATTATGGCGAAGCTGGCTGGGGCTGGGAGGCCGAGACCGTTGCCGGGGATGAGACCGATACTCCTCAGCTCTTCAAAAAGAGAATCCCCGTCCATATCATGTATGCCAAGCCACGCGCGAGTCAGAGTCTTTTGGAAGACTCGGCGATCAATATCGAAAATTGGCTGGCCGATAAAGTCTCCAATCGTTTTATGAGAGGAGAGGGCGCCGCATTTGTTGGGGGTGACGGAGTTGGAAAACCCAGGGGTTTCTTGACCTATGATGGTTACGATACTGCTGGAACAGATCAGTGGGGCCGGATTGAGCAACAGAATATGGGAGCTGCTGCCGCAGTGACAGCGGATGGATTCATCGATGTCATGTATCGATTGATCGAGCAGTATCTGCAACGAGCGTCCTGGCTGATGAATCGATTGACTGTTGCGGCAACAATGCAACTCAAAGATGGCCAGGGAAATTATATCTGGAAGCCCGGCCTGACGGAAGAGCGCAACAGCACGATCCTTGGCTTGGATGTCAGGATGTCTACCACGATGCCGGTAGTTGCGGCAGGGGCTCTGTCTGTGGCAATCGCAGATTGGACAGAGGCCTATATGGTAGTTGATCGTTTGGGGATCACGATTCAGAGAGATCCTTTCACCCAAAAACCCATGATCGAGTTTTATACTCGTAAACGGGTCGGCGGGGATGTCATTAATTTCCAGGCGATCAAAATTGGCGTGATTGCGGCATAAGAGATCCGATTGGATCGAAAATGATCGCTTAATAAAAACCAAATATCCTATTAAAAGGAGGAATAGTTATGGCAAGTGTAAGAGATGGATATTCAAAC